AGCACATCACCAGCTTCTCCAATAGTTATTACAGTATTTGACTGAATACCAGGATAAAATTGTTTATTATATGTAGGAAAAGTTGCAGAAACAAAATCAGGGGTAACTCTTCCAAATAGTTGTACTGAACTTCTAAATTGTTTTTGTTCAGGCCCTACTTCGCTAAGATCTCTAGGAACTTTATTTATATTATCATTTATTAAAGTAATAAACCCTACTTCATCTACAGAATCGTTTAATCCTGTAACACCGTTAGGAGGACCATTAAGTATACCAGGTAAGTAAACATTATAATATTCTTGCTCAAGTTGTTTTACAACAATTTTATAACTATACCAACCTAAAACATTATATTCATTACCTGAGCTAGAATATAAACCAGGTATACCTGAATTAGGAAAAACTTCAGGTGCTGGAGAATTTATAGGACTATTAAACAATATTTTTAAAGAATCACCAGGCCAAGAAATTATTGAATTACTAGTAGAAGACGGTGTATAAGCATGATAATGTGTTGATGCGGTAAAAGACCCACCCCCTTGCGGAGTTGATTCATCAATAAAGTTTGAAAGTAAGACAGTAGAAGATCTACCATAACGATCTGACAATACTACACCAGCTTGGTAATTTCTATTTTGTTTTAATGTGCTATTAGGATATTCTTTAATACTAGTTATATTATCTTGTAGACTAAAAGTAGATTTATTAAAAGCACCTAATTTATAATCTAATTGAGAAGTAAGATTACCTGTTGAATTTTCAAAAAGTGGTGTATGCTTATCTTGAAAGTTACCGTAGATAACTCTATTGCCAGAAACTTCTTGAGAGAGAGCTCTTACAGGAACTTTATCATATACTCGAACAAGATCAGCTTCGGGTAAAGTTTTATAAGGTTTTAAACTTTGATAAATATAATTTATAGTAGAACCCGTATATTTTGATTCAAAATCTGTATTTACTAATAAGGTATCTACCACTTGTACCGCTTGTGAATCAGATTCTTTATAAACAATATCAATTTCAGTTACTTTTAAAATATTATTTAATGTAGCTGTAGTAATATCCGAACCGTCTATAGCTTTTGGTAAAGGAATATTTAAAGTAATTTCATTTACTTTATTTTCCATAAAATTTACTACAGTGCTTCTATAAGTTTCATCTTCGTCTGTTGTAGTGCCCGCGGCTCCTGTAGTTAAAAAATAACCGTCTTGCTTAGGTATAAAACAATCTTGAGTAAAAGGAGCCAAAACAGAATATTCATTATCATCGTATCTAAATCGATAACTAAACCGCACAAATTTGTCTTCTAAATAATCAGGATCGCCAGCATAAGTAGAATTTTTATAAGGATTAGTTGTGCCATCAGGATAATTAGGACTAACTACATCTTTCATAGTTGTTTCATATTCTCCTGCAACAGAACTTTCTTGATATAAATTTATAGCTTCATAAGGAGCAAATTTTGCAACAGATATATGGTCTTCTGTAGTGTAATATCCTAACGGTCTTGTTATATTTATTTTTCGCGGTTGATTTCTATTATCTGTCCAAAATAATAAATTTTCTACTATGTTAATTCCGTAAATAAAATTTTGAGTAGAAAAATTTAAAAAAGCTCCTTGAACTAATTTAGAGCTTTGCTTAGTTGAAACATTATAAGAATAAATCAGATTAGTAGCCGACGGGTTATAAGAAATACCCGTGTTATTTGTTAAAAATAAATATACAGTATCATTAGCAGGATTTGTTATATGCCCAATAACTTGCAAATTATTAGTTGAAGTTAAAGCTTGAAAATCTCCTTGAGGCAATAATTCATTACCTAATACATTTTCTAATGCACCTACGTCATCTCCTTCAGACTTGCTAACTTGTATATTAAATCCTTGTCTATATTCTCCTTGAGGCACTAATCTTGCATCAAGATCTAAATTCATTTTAGACTTTATAAAAGCATTTTTAACCTCTGCCATTTATTTAACTTTTAATCCATTTAGATTTATTACGCATTACTTGAACTATTTCATCTAATTTTATATTAGATAATCTAATTTTTGCGTTACGAAGCTTAGCACTTTTTTCTCTTCTATATCTATTAACTATGTATTCAGGTGTATTAATTCTAGTAGATAAAACAGCATGATTAACATAAGCGTATATAGCTTCTTCTGCCATTTTAGGAACTTTCATATCTTGATCATAAGCTAATCCATCAGATATGTATTCAAAAATTATTAAAGAATCTCTAAGATTGTTTGAAAAAGAAATTTTACCTTCTCTATGGTTCATAGTAAACCACCCATTTTTTTGCGATGTTTCTGGATTTAAACCATATCTTTCACCAAAAAAACCTTCATATCCAAAACCATACCATGAACCTGGATATACACCACTATTTATTTCGTTTAAATTTAGATTACCATTTATTAAACGATCATTTGCAGTAGCCCATCTAGCCTCCGTTAAAGATGTTGCATTAAGATCTTCGCTAAAATTATCTTGTAAAGGTACGCCTTGGAAATCTTGTGGTAATAAGCTATCAGGATTTGATGTTAGTGTTGTAGGATATATTATATGCTTTACTCCAAGTTGATCAACCCAAGACATTTTAACATAATTAACATAATCTTGAGGTATAGGTATAGATAAATTAGGTGGAATTGTTGCTTCTTGAGATTTTATACTTGGTAAAGTATCATAACTAAACTCTTGTAAAGCACGCTTAACATGAAATATAACGTCATTACGTTTTACGTTTTGTATAATTTTACCTTGCCCTACATATCCTACTAAAAAGTTAGTAACTAATTCAGATACTTTTATATAAGCATAGTCACCATAATTTTCTTCTACAACATTACCATATGCGTTTTTATCTCCATAATTACCTCCAGTTAATGTTTTTAGTTGAACAACTATAACTAAATTATTAGCTGGAGTTGCTGTTATGGTAATAGTATTGTTTTCAACAGTATAAGGCTGCACATATTCTGTATAAGAATCTGCTATACCAGTAGTACTAGTATATAATTTAAAATTATTATTAGCATAATCTTTATTATTGGGGTCATAATTTCCAAAAACTAAATCTGTATTAAACGTAGTAGTAAAAGTATTATTAGTGCCGTCTGCTAGAAATGTTTGTGCTCCCGCGTAATATTGAGCATTGGTTTCTTGTATTAAACCGCCATTAGGTTTTGCCATAGCTTATTAACTTTTTTTATTTATTTCATCCATTTGAACTTGTTGTGCCGCGGCTTGTACTATTTGAGGATCTCTTATAATAATTCCAGCATATTGAAGTATCCTTAAAATAACTTCTGTTTGCTCACTTTCATGAAGTTCAAAATTAATAGATCCATTAACATTTGTAGCAACGTTGTACTCACTTTCATTCCAATTATATTGTCCTAAAGTACCAACATTAAATCCCCAAATAACATCTTGAGGTTTTCTTACGTATTCTACCTGTACATTATTCTGAATAGTTTTAGGCCTTACAAACAAATAATTGTTTTCATATAAATATGTAGGAAAAGTTTCAGTTGCTTTTGTTAATTTAGATTTTTCAGAAGTATAAAAATCGTTTCTTTGAAGTCTTTGTATCAAAACTTCGTTTTTATAGGTTACTTCACCTATTCTATACAAATTTACCGTTTGACCATAAGAATCTGTAGTAGGTAAAGTAAAATAATTATCTGGAGTTACAGATGTATTGTTGTATATAGCATTACCAAACGTTTTAAATATAGCAATTTTTTCATCTATATTTTCTAATCTATTAGAGTAGTTTAAATCGCTTTGAGGAACTCTTGCTTGTTGATTTAGATCTTCAAAATATTTTTCAAATATTTCAAGTTGAACTTGTGTTCCTACTTTGTTAAATTCATCAGGGGTCATATACCCCCTTTGTTCTTTATTTAAAATAGACAACACTGTTTGATATACAGTATTTACATTTATTGCCATTTTTATTTTTCATTATATAATAGTAAGGCCGCCAAAAGACGGCCATACATATTATAAATATTACACATTATGCAAGTTTTTTCTCTATTGTTTTATAGAGTTCTACACCTTCGTCAGTTTTAAAATAAGCTGCCATTGCTGAATATGGATTTTCATCAAATGGAACATTCATTATTTTTCTACCGTTATTAGGCATTGTAAAAGATCTTTGGTCTTGAGATAAATTTATTATACCCATTTCTACAGCATTAATTGCTGTATTTCTAAGTAATACATTTTCATCGTTTACTAATTCTATAAATAAATCTGGATTGTTTTTAGCGTATATTAACAAATCCCTTCTTATTTCCTTAGAACTCATTTTTGAAACTTTAGAACCAACATCAACTCGTAATATAGCTTCTGCTAAAGTTATATCTATCTCTTTAGCCATATTTAAAGCTTCAATAGTTTGATTCATTAACTGTAATTCATCAATAGCTTCTTCTTCAGCATTAAATTCAGTGTATTTTAAATTACGCTGTGGATGATATAATGAAAGTAATTTTTGTAAACTTTGTTGTTGTTTACCAACTGTCAATACACCATTCCTAAAAATTATATGACCAAGTGTTGCTTCACCTTTTTGTTCATCTACAAATGGGGAGGGTTGATTAGTAGCATACCTTAATTCTCTTTGTTGATTTGTTAAGTCATCAAAAAATAATAAAGGATATTTCGCGGTATGTCTTGATGCAATAGTATAAGTTAACGGGTTGTGTTGACCTTTTAATAGATAAGTTCTGTCTTTAATTTCCCAAGCATCTTTTTTTACTACTGGTTTAGTAGTTTTATTTTTCTTTGTTTTTTCCATGATAAAATATAATTTAATAAAAAATGAGGATTAAGGGCGGAAAAAACCGCCCTGTCCTCTAACATATTATGAAGATGTAAACAACACAAAGTTGTTAGCACCTTGCACACACAAACATCTTTCGGATAAGAAGTGAACTACCATAGAGTCTACATCAGTAGTGAAAGCACCACCAGCAGAACCAGTAATCCAAGACTTCATTCTTCTGTCTTCAGTTTGTGAAGCTCTATATCTAACATGTAAAAAAGGTCTACGAATGTTAGATCCTAGAATTTGATCGTATACAGTTGAAGTACCTGCAGGTATTAAAACTCCATCAATACCAGAAACAGCAACAGCACCTCTTGTAGAAGCATCATTTAAATATTTCCAGTCAGTTTTATAAAAATCATAAGAACCTCTTCTAAAACCTGTAAAACCAAGGTTTAAAGCCATTTCTTCTGAATTTTCAAATAAACCAAACGCAGTTCCACCTTGCATACCTGTTGAAATGCTTGCTAGCATATCATCGATATCTAAAGAAGTACCTCTATTTAAGAATAACATATTTTCTTCAATAGCTCCTTGAGTATCAAGATTTTTTAAAATGCTATCAAACTCTCCTAAACCAGCGGCAGCACTAAAGTTATTTAGTACATTTCCTCTTGATTCAACAGCAGCAAATAATCCTTCCGTACCATTAATTTTATCAGCTAATCCAGCAACTCCAGAACCTGCAGCAGCTTTTTCGCCTTCAACCATCGCCATTTCTAAGTAATCTTCAAAACGTAGTCTTGTTTCAGACTCAGCTTTTAAATACCATAGATAACCTGATGTTCCGTCTTCAGTTGCAACTTCTATCCAACCAATTTGAGCCATATCAGAACCGTTTATTTCGTAACGATCTTTAATGATAATTGGTGAATTGCTGAATTGAGTTAAGATAGGTGTAATGCTTTTAATATCTGCATCACCTGTCCCTTTTCTATATTCTGAACCATATACAAATATTTTTAGTCCAGCAAGAACATTACCAGCACTACCAAAAGTTGTAGATAGATTTGCTCCTGTATATGTAGCAACAGTAATAGTAGCTGTAGCTGAACCAGCTGAGTTTGATCCTGCACTTCCTGTTACTAAAGCTTTAACTTCAAGTCCAGTACTAGGCTGCATTACTACAATAGTATCATTAACTGAAATAGTATTATCAACATAATTAGGACCTAAAGTTGAATTTAGTGTAAAAGTAAGATCTGTATTGTTAGCAGCTTTACTTACATCATTATATGCTACGTGTAATCTATTTTGTTCTGACCAAATAACTTGATCAGAAGTCATAGGCATTTCTGCTCCTACCATACGTAAGAATCCAGAAAGAGTTCTATTACCATATCTTTCTACTTCTTGCTCGTAGATTTCAGGTAAATATTGTTGTGCAAAATCAGCAAAATCAGCGCCTGCAGAATCTGTAAATTGCAGGTAATTCGTTGATAGCACTTGTTGTTTTGCACTTGGTTTAATTGAACCAAATTGTGGGCTTACATTTGCCATTTTTTAAATAATTTTAATTGTTAAATTTTCTACTTTTGATTTTCAATTTAGAAGAATCTAACCCACTTATTGCCCTTACTTTTAATCCATTAACAAACACATCACCACTAGCAGTTGCTCTTGGTTCTGTTGTTATGTTTTTAGATTTTGCAATTTGCTCTTTTATAGCATCAGTTTTACCTTGCTCATAAAAGTGATTTGCAATAGTATCAGCATTGCGAGCTGCATAAATAGCTTTGTGGTAACCAGCCGCGTCTTTCATATTACCCTTTTCATCTAAGAACGTCCCGACGAATTCTGATAAATCTTGCTGTGCTTGTGCCACATTGTTAGGATCTTTAACACCATATCTAAATTTTTTATCTCCTAATTTAAAATCAAAACCTTTGAATTCATTTTTAAAATAATTATTAGTAGTGTTTATAAAACCATCACGAACTAATTGCTTAGTTTCTTCTTCTTGTTTATATCGGTTAAAAAAGTCTAAAGCTTTTTGTTGCTCACCATTTATAGAGGGCTTCAACTTGATTTCCTCATAGTATTTTTGTTTGGTTTGCTCTAAAAAGTTTTTAGCTTTTGCAACTTCTTCTTTATATGCTATTTTCTTTTTCCTTACTTCTGTTTTATCGTCTAATTCTTCATCTACTTCAAAATCACTTAACATAAGTGAAATATCATCTTGATCTAAATGAGGTTTACTTTGACGATAATATTCTCTAATTAAAGTATTATTATCTATATTACTATAATCTGCATTTAATCTTGCGTAGTCATCTAATGTACCACCAGTTTCTTTCATAAAAGCTATTAGCTTTTCTACTCCTTCTGGTAATTCTTGTGTTTCTGTTTCCGGTAATACTTTTTGTGGTTGCGGTGCGGGAGTGGTAGTTTCATTGCTTGTAACCACTCGTGCCTCGTCAACTTTATCTTCTTCATCTTCAACTAGTTGTATAGGCGTGTCTACCTTTTCAACATTGTCATTATTTTCTCCGGAAGATTCTTCATTTGACTCTTGGTCGTTTTGCTCTTGAATTCCTCCGCTAACTTTGGATTCGTCGCGTACAGAAACCTCATCTGTGCTTTGCTCTTGAACGGCATCTTCTTCTTTTTTTGTTAAGTCAACTTTTATTACTTCATTGACTTCATTAAATTTCTTAGGTACCTTTTTCTTAATTTTAAAAGTACCTTCTTGTTTTACTTCTTCTGACATAATAAAATATAATTATATAATTAAAAATTACCTTGGAGCAAATTGTTCTAATCCAAATCCATCTAGATTATCAAAACCTGCTGACTCAAAGTTTTTTGGTAAAGTATCGTTTTTTCTCTGCTCTATTAATTGAGATTCTTGAGTACCTTGTATTTTAACTCGGTTATCTTTTCTATCTTCTATTTCCTTTTCTTTAACCGTTTGTGCAGTTGCTTGCGCTCTTGCTAATTGTATATTGTATTCAAATTCTTGAGCCATAAGTTGTCTTTTTATTTCAGCTTCCTGCTCCATCCTTTGTATTTCGAAATCTGATTTAGCTTTTTCTAATTGTACTTTAGTTTCTGCTAAAGCTTGTTGTTTTTGTACTTCAGCTAAAGCAGCTGCTTCACTAGCTTTTGCGTTAGCTTGTGCTTGTGCTTCAATGTTTTGTCTTGCTGCTTGTTGATCTCTTTCAGTTTTTTGTTTTCTTTTAATTTTTAAAAGTTGATTAGCTAACTTAATATTTTTAATTTCTCTTACATCTATAGCATCTTCTAAATCAATGCCGCCTGCTTGTAACGCAACTTGTATATTTTGTTCTAACTTACTTTTTTCTTCTGCATCAGGTTCAAGTTCTAAAAATATTCCAAAATCATGCAAACCTATTTTTTCTATTTCTTCTAATGTTTTTACATTAAAATTACTAATACTATTTAATAAAGCTTCTTTAGTTAGTGGAAATTGTAAAGAATCGTTAACTCTTAAACTTATATTTTCTGCAGTCCGTATTGTAATATACATTAACGATTTTAAAACATGTCTTGTTGCTGTGTTAGAATTAGCAGCGGCAAGTTTTTGTAAACCTACTAATGCATTTTTATCTGGTGAACTTCCATCTACAGCTTCATTAAGACCTGTGGTATCTCTTATCATTTGTAAATAGTATTGATAAGTTTGAATTAAAGCCTGTATTTTGTTTAAACCACTAGATGATTGTAACTCTTGTATTGGTACTTTTCCTCTATTTAACTCTCCATCTTGTGTTAAAGATCTGCCAACAATACTACCTGTTTGAAAATACATGTTTAATGCTTCAGCAGGATTATAATTAGTACCATTACCTAAATCAACTTCCGCAAGTCCATCCATATCTAGATAAACACCATCAGGTACAAGTCTAGATAAAACTTGTTGAAGTTTTAAATGAGTTAACTGTATCATATCAGCAAAACTTGTAACTCTATTAACTAAAGAATCTATCCTACCTTTATATATTCTTGGCGCTGAAATAGTATAATTCATATTAACTTTAGTTACATCACCAAAAGGCCTTGTCATATTTTCAGATAATTTCCAATCAATTATTTTACTCATACCCAAAACTTTAGCACCGGTATATAATACTTCTATGCTTCTAGCTGCTCTATCAAAATTATCATTTTCTGGAGGATTAAACGTATCATCTTTTTCAATTGTTTTTTCTAAACCTTGTTCTGTTTTTTTAATTTTAAATACTTGGTTTGTATATGTTTTGTATTCAAAAAATAAAACAGGTATAAGATTATAATCGTCTTGGCCAGCATAGTTTCTAACGTAGTTAACATAACCTGAGGGTCCTTTATATTTTTGTATTTCTTTTAAATCTTCATCAGTTAATTGTGGAAATTGTCTTTTAACTTCAGCTATAGTAAGATTTTTAACTTCACCTACATAATAAATATCGTTAAAGTTAGGATCTTCTGTGTATGAATAAACTAAAGAAGCAGGATCAACATAGTCTACAGTTATACCTTGAGAAAGATTAAAATTAGTTTTAGCACATGAAATACCTAATACAGCTAAGTCGTAAGCTAATCTCCTTTTAATTTCATCATATTTGTTTGAAGAAAAAACATTTTCAATTAACTCTTCTTCTGCTATTTCAACACTTTGTTTATAATTAAGTTGAGTGTACAACTCTAATTCTTCTTCATTATCTGGCAATTTTTCAGGATCTGGTGATGCATAAAGGTTTTGACCCATAAGTTGATTAAGTTGCTCAATTACCTCTTTATTTCTCATATCGCGTAAAGCATCAAAAACAAATTGTGTTCTTTGCTTTAATGCAAAAGGATCTGTAGCAAATGATTTTATTTCGTAACCTTTATCTGTCATACCGTTGACTATAATGTCAACAAATTTAGGAAGTATTGGAACTATTTTCCAATCTAAATTTAAATAAGACAGATCACCGTTTATAGATAACTCGTCTTTATATTTTTTTATTGGTTGTTCTCCTCTAGCGTATAATCTTAATCTATGAAAATTTTGGAAATTCTGAAGATATCTTTCTCCAGAATAATCTTGATTGAACCATTCATTTTCTATTGCTTGTGCAACTTTAAGCCCATACTCATAACTGTTCTTTACAGCGTCTGGTACTACCTGATCCGGAAACGAACTGTTATAATTTGTATATATCATTTATCTACATTAATTTAGAAATAACTCCTTTGTTATCGTATTTACCTATATTCAAATTTACAGGTTTATATTGTTTTTTTGCTATAGGAGTGTATTTATTTTTATTACACGCCATTATAGCTAATCCAGAACTTATTGATGCATCATGTTTTGTTCTGTTATTCAAATTAAATTTTGACCAGTCATTTAAGGTTCTAGTAAACAACATGTTTCCATATGTACCTTCTTTAAAACCTATATTTTGATCTATATAAGATTCAATTGCAGCAGCATGTGCTTGTTTCATATCTTCACTAGAATTAGGTATGCCGCCAATTTCCCTTTCAGTTATTGATAATTTATTTTTTAATTTATCAGGTCTATTCATAGAATAACCTCTATAACCTCTTCTTTTAAGATAATATAATAATCTTGGTTTATTATTTTCAGCAAGTAAAGGCATTCCATAAAAAACTAATGACATTAAAACATCTTCAAAAAATATCTCAGTGTTATCAGGTCTTGAAATATATTCTAAAAAAAACATATTAACTGGTGCATCTTCCATACTGAACTTTGTTAAACCATGTAAGGAACCTTTAGAACCTCTACCATCTACAGTTCCCGATATGTCATAACTATCACAACCAAATGCACCAATGTGTTCATTTCCAGGATATTTTAAACCATTTTTAAATAATATTTTGTTTTGTAAATTAATTGGAGGTACCCAAGATATATAGAATCTACCTTTATCATTAGGTATAAACATTACATTTGTATCTTTTACTCCATCAAACCACTGAAAATTACCTCTTGTAATTAATTGATTATATTTTTCTTCTTCTATATAATCTATTTGTTCATATATTTTAGCAAGATTAAACAAGCTCTCTTTAGTTTCATCTCTAAAAGCGTGTTGAATTGTTCTTGGAAACTGTCTATAATACTCATTTAAAGCATCTTGATCATTTTTTAATCCTTCAACTTCGTTTATCCAATGGTCTATAACACCTATATCTATTTCGTCGCCATCGATATTTTTAATATTACTTCCGGTGGTATTGAAGATAGGTAATCCATACATATCAATGAATCCTTCGTAATTCCATTCCATAGGTATGAACAAAGAATATAATCCTGAGCGAGTCTGACCATTGCGATTTCTGTTCTTGACATCTGAGTTTTCATATATTTTTTTAAAATTTCCGCCTCCCTTATCTAAAGCATTTGATGTAGAACCCATCATGCACTTACCAATTACTTTACTTCCTAACCTTAAGGTAGTTTTTGTAACTCGCCAATTGTTTATTATATTGTCTGGTTTTTCCCATTTACCTGATTCATCATGTACTAAAAGTTTTAGTTTTTCTCCATCATAAGAGTTGTCACCTGTGTTCTTCCAGTCTATAGTAGTATCAAGCCCGTCAATATCTATTTGTGATTCACCTATTTCTATCTTGCGTCGAGTTAATTTTGAGGCGGGTACTCTATAAGCAAGCTCTGTCTTGGGGCGATCCATACCGTCTTGAACGGGCTTGAAAAAAAAAGGATAATTTACGCTAATAGGTACAACTTTATCAGTAAACATTTTTTTAGCATCAGCTCCTGTTTTAGATAAAACTCCATATCTTGAGTCACTTGAGACAGTTGCTTGGTTTACAAGTTCAGATGATGCCATAAAACTAAATCCAGATCTTCTATTTTTTAAATAACAAATTCCATAACATCTTTTATCAGCTTTGCAAGCTTCCCAAAAAATATAAAACAACCTGTTAGATTCTCTAAATTCAGCCGCACCTACATCAATTTTAGTCCACTGTAAATACATGTAATGACTTCCTGTAATATAGGTTGGTCTACCATTATTTATAAAACTAAAACCTTCTTCCCTTCTTTTAAATTCTTCATCTATGTAATCATACCACTTTTGTTTAAAGTTTTCTGGATATGTATTCCAATCAAAAACTGTTTTAATTTTTTTAAGTGGTTCTGGAAAATTTAATCTTTCCCAATATTGTTCTTTGTTTTTATTTGATCTTTTATAATATTTTTCTATTAAAGGTAGAGCAATTTTTAAATTTTGTATTTCATATATTTCACCAATTTTACCGCTCTTACTTATAACAACAAGATCATGTTCTTTATTATAACCATAATTCCAACTTTTAGTTTTATTGTATTTTTTTACAATATTTGGTTTAATATAATTATCAATAATTTTATATAAATCTTGCTTATACATTACTTAGCTCTATTTTCAGCAAAACCTCCAAACTTTTTTTCTTTTGACTTTATTTCATTCAAAAGATTTTTTTCATTTTCAATGCGAGTTAATATTTCAAATGCATCAAATATTGCTAATTTTTTAGTAGCAGCTGCATTTTTTAAACGATCTGCAGCTAAATCTTCAGTAGCATCATTCATTATAATTTTTTCTTCAGCTACTTTTATTAATTCATCAACTGCTTTTTGCCCAGCTTGGATTATATTCAGTTTTGTTTTTTTGATATCCATAGTTTAAAACAATATCATTTGATTTCATACAATATAATAACTCATCATCTATTAAAAATTCAAACTCTGAATTAGGTGTAAACCCTAAAACGTCTCCAGTTTTTAATCCTATGGCTTCTAATGAACTATTACTATATTTTAATACACCAACAAGACTTTTAGTTTTAGTGTCTTTAAAATCATTTTTTTCAATTAATGGTTTCAAAAAACATCTATTGTTAAAAGTCTTCCATTTGCTTTTATTTTTATAAAGATATATTTGATCTATTTGACAAAAATATAAATCATCTTTAAAGTATTTACTACTATTTTTTTCTTGTCCTTTAATATCATAATATCTTCTAAACACATTATGGTGAATTATTACTTGATCACCTTTTTTAATTTTAGTTTTAAAAGCTAATGGTGTGCTAACTATCTCTGCTAGTTTATTTATAAATTTAAATTCTTCAATACTTGTGTTTAATAACAACTCTTTATTATTAATTTTTTTAGAATTATTATATCGATTACCTATAGGTTTAACTATAAAATCATAAACACTATTCATACTCTAAATTATATTCAATAGCTATAGCCATGTTTGAATTAAATTTTTTCCAAGGCAATACCTCATTCTTTTTTTTTATATAAATATTATAAGAGCTATCAGTATCGTCAAATATGATGTAAGCTATTTTATGTCCTCCGTAAACTTCTTGTTCTATAGAGTAATGCATAGCATCATTTTTATAATCAGAACCGATGCTGATTTTTCTTATAACACTATTCATTTTACTTTACTTTTTGTTCAGTGTTTTCTATTTCTTTATAGACACCGGTTTCAAGATCAATGCTAATAGCGCCATATTCTTTTTCTAAATCTTTCTTGTATGCTTCCATATCTTGTTCTAATCCAGCATACTCATGAAGCAATATATGTTTTTGATTTTCAACAAGCCCAATATCTCTTAATTTATTATTCATTGTTACTTGTTGCTCTTTTATTTTAGCTAATTGTTCTTCTGTTACTTTTTTTTCTTTTGCACTCATTATATTAAATTTAATTAAATTATTTTACTTTGTTTTTTACTTTTTCAAAAGTTCTTAATCCTCCAAGACCAAGCATACCTAGTAAAACTGTCATTAAATGCTCCATTTGTAATGCCGGAGGAGCATCAACTGTTTTTGTTATCCAAATAAATAAATCTCTTATTACAAAATTATAAGCTAATGCTACTCCGCAAACCCATCCTATAAACGGACGCCAACCTGCAACAAATACAGTTCTATGACCAGCTTCAATTTCATTTATTTTAGTTTGTAAAGATATAAGTTCATTAGGATCTAACTCTTTTCCTTTAATAGCTTCTCTAATTTCCCAAGCTAAATTACCCGCTACGGACTTTCTACTATCCCCTCCTTTTAATAAACCTAATAGCAGTTTCCACATATTATGTTTTTTTATAAGCTTCTGCCTCCCATGGTAATTCAGGAGATCCTTCAGACATTTTATCTCTTGGATAAGTTCTGCCTTTCCAATACACATTACGATCATCATAATCAAGATTATTATTTTTAAATTGATCTATATGTATTAGTTCGTGCTTAAGTACTCTTTCTTGTTCTATTGGTGTAAGCTTCATATTAACTAAAATAGTACCATTTCTATTGGCTTTTCCTAGTATTTCAGGACCTAAATCAACGTTATATACTGGTACCCCAATATGTTTATACGGAGCGTTATCTAATTTAAAGGCCATTTAAATTATCTTTGTATGGAAACTTTTTATTAAACCACTCTTTTCTAGCAGAACAGCCGCAGGGGATATTTAAACCCTCTGCGACTCTATCTACAACTCTTTTTATCCCAGTTTTTTTGGTAAATTTTTCTATATCATCACCAAAACCTTTTGATCTCATTATTAAGCTACTGCTATTGCTGTAATTTCAACACTTGATCCTAATTGAACTGTTGCAACTACTCCACCTGGATTAGCTGTTAAAGCACTATTAATAGCGTTTACAATATCTACACCTTTAGCAGTATCAGTAAATGTAACATAAGAACTTGCATCGTGGAAAAATATTGTAGCTGCATCAGAGTTTATAGCGCTATTAGTTCCTTTTTTTACTAATGCAATTTCGTCTGCACCAATAATCATATCCGCTGTATAGTTCAAACTAGAAGCGAAGTTTTCTTTTTTAATCTTGATAAATTTTGCCATGTTTTTAAATTTTGTTGTTGTTAATGTTTATGTTTAGCTTTTTCTACCAAAGGTAACTTTACCTTTCATTTTTGCAGGACTTTTATGTCCCATTTTTGCGGGTGATTTATGACCCATTTTTGCAGGACTTTTATGTCCCATTTTCATAGGAGCTTTCATGCTTACTCCTTTTTTCATAGGTTTTTTCATGTTTACATCTGATTTAAGTGATATCATTGATTTATTTACACCTTCGGTTCCTTGCCCAGCAATATCTTCAAAAGGCATATATTTTAAATCATTATCCATTAATTCTGCTGGAGAACCATACATTGAAATACCATGCTTTGTAATTTTACGGTTGTTTCCAGTGTACTGTCCTGCATAACCTTTTCTCATGCTAATACCTTCTTTTTTATCATGCATAGCATTTTTAAGATAATTAAATCGTGCAGATTTAGTTAGCTTATCATTGTAAGCTTCTTTCATGTCATACTCTTCGGGATTCATAGTTTATTTTTTTTTGTTATTAATATTTTCCTCTCACTGATTTAGGACTAGATTTTTTACTTTTACCGGGACCACCCCATAAAGCTTTACAAGCCCAATACCTTGCAGTTAGTTTGTCTTTTGCACTACTACATTTATGCCTAGCTCTAAATGATTTACGCGCTGCGTCAGAATAATTATGTCCATAACCGCTTGCGCCAAAATGAATTAATTTTTCTTTACCACCTGAGCATGCTTTAACCATTTTTTTCTTACCCGCTTTGTCTGATTTAGTAGGCTTATTACAAGCCATTTTACTCTTATCTGCCATTTTTAATATTAAACCACTTAGTTATAGTATACCCAATTGTAACTACCAACAAAATAATCTTTAACCAAACTTCTATATCCATCATAGTAACGCCTAATGTAAACGTATTTATAGAATATAGTTTAATATCTGCTAAATTCATTATTCTCCTCTTGCAGCTTTTGCTATTTGAGTTATTGGACCTCCTTTATAATAGGTTGGATATTTTTTTAATTCCATACCTGTAATACCAGAGCTACTACCACTTCCCATAGGAAAATTACTAGTGTCTAGTGGTCCATCCCAAACATGAGTTTCTCCAACTTGTCCGCTTAGCTGAGGGTTTGAAATAATTGCTTTACTCTTATCCATAATTATCTATATTTATCTTTATTTACATTTTTTATAGATGTTATTAAAACCTTATCTATATAAGTTTTACCTAACATTATCTTATTTCTTTTAGTACTTGTTGGTATATCTATTTCTCCTAAAACAATTTTATAAATTGTGTTAATTAGTTTTTTTGATTTATAAGTAGTTGTATATATATTATAAGTTTGATCTGATCTATTTCTATGCCTCCAAACTTTTACCCAATTATTTTGCAACAATCTATTCCATCTACGATTGTCCCAACTATAAGAGTATGTTCCTTGTTTAAAATCTTTTATTGTAAACAACTCTATACAATCTAAATATATTAATATTTCAATATCAGCTTCATTTAAGTTATTGTTTTTACTAGCCCATTTACGTATAATTCTATAGTGTTTGAATATGTTAAAAGTTTTCAAATCACTTGGCTCTAGTTTTTTCATAAAACTACAACTACATCTTGAAGTTTAATTATTTGATACAATTCTTTTTTTATTTCTATTTCATGACCAGCGTGTTTATCATAAAATATACTATCTTTTTCTTTTATACCAACAACTTCATTCCCAATCTTGTAAACTAATGCTTTATTGTATCTTAAATCTTCTCTTGTGTTTTCCGTTAACAACAAACCGCCTTTAGTTTTAGCAACACCTTGTTTAGCTTTTTTTATTAATATATTTTTACCTATTACCTTCATTTGTTCTCAAATTATTGATTACACAATCTGTAGATAATATGGTTGTTGCTACTGATGCAGCATTTTTTAAAGCAGTTTTTGTTACTAATAATGGATCAATAATTCCAGATTTAATCATATCGCAAGATTTACCTGTGATAACATTTATACCCCAACCTGGTTTGTTATTCCATACTACACTTAAATTAGCATTTTCTAAAATCGTATTAAAAGGTTGCTCTATTGCATCTAATAAAATTTGTTCAGCTTCATTTTTTGCTTGTACATACTTAGCTGCATTTAATAATGCAACCCCTCCGCCAGAAACTATACCTTCTTTTATAGCTGCTTTAGTAGCAAATATTGCATCTTCTACTCTATGAGCTTTTTCATTAAGTTCTATATCTGTTTCAGCACCAACTTTTACAGTTGCGATTTTAGCTGATAATCTAGCTAATCTTTTTTCGAGCCTAGTAATTTCTGCAGCGTTTTTAGTTTTATTAATATCTTTTTTAATTTTATTAATTATACCATTAACACTTTCAGGTATTGAACTAATTTTAATTACAGTTTCAGTATCTGTTGTAATTGATTTAACACAAGTTCCAAGATAGTCAGGCTGTATTAAATCCATATCATCACCTAAATCTTCATTTATTATTTTAGCTCCAGTAAGTAAAGATAAATCTGTAAGTACATCTTTTTTGCTTACACCGTAAGTTGGTGCATTTATAACATTTACTTTAATATTTCCTTTAACTTTATTCATAGCAAGTGTAGATATAATTTTAGGATCTACGTCTGCTATTATCAATAAAGACTTGTTATTTTTAATTACAAATTCTAAAACTGATTGTATTTTTCTTATTGTTTCAACAGGCGATTCAACTAACAAAACTAATGGTTGGTCTAACTCACACACTCTATTATCTTTTTTTGTAATAAAGTTTGAATTAGTTAAACCTTTATTGTATTGAACCCCATCTATAAGTTCTGATGTAGTTAACGCTTCTTCTGTTGTTTCCATAATAACAACACCAGTTTCGTCAACAGATCTATAAGCATCTGCTATAATAGTTCCAAGTGTTTTATCGTTGTTTGTAGATATACTAGCAACTTGATCTATCATTTTACCTGTAACTTCAACTGAATTTTTTTCTAGGTATTTTATAACTTTATCAACAGCGTTATCAATACCTTGTTTTAGTTTTCTAGGTCCAATATTTTCTAATTCTTTGTAAGCAAAATCTAATATAGATTGTGCTAAAACTGTTGCGGTGGTTGTACCATCTCCAGCTTCTTTTACAGTTTTTTTTGCTGCTTCTTTTATTAGTTTTGCTCCTATATTTTCAACAGGGTCTAATAATATTATTGAATCCGCAACAGTAACACCATCTTTTGTTATAGTGGGATTTCCTGTGTTATCTTCTAAAATAACTCTTTTACCGCTAGCTCCTAGTGTAGAGCTAACGGCTTTTGTAAGTTTTTGTATTCCGTTTAATATCTTAACCCTAGCTTCATGGCCAAAATTAAGATCCTTAACAATTGAGTCAGTCATATTAAATTAAATTAAAGTAAAGTAAAGATATAAATTATTCAAATGTTTTTACAACTTTTGGACCATTTAAAAATTCTAATTTTTTTTCATAATGTTTTATCGATGCGTTTATAGCTTCTTCAGCTCCCTCTATCGTTTCTCTTCGAGTAACATCATTCCACAAGTCATCATTATTTTTATCTTTATATTCTGTTTGATAAAAACCATTTGGTAATTGAACTATACGCCAATTGTTTTTTTTAATAATATGTTTCCATAAATCAATGGTTTTTAAGGATAATTTTGGTTGACTAGACCAACTTTGAGTCTGATAAAAAAGTGTCATAGGTTTTGGTTTTTAATTAATATAAGGTTTTACTTTATAATTACTTGATTTTAATCTCCTTTACAGATACAATCGTTTGCTCCACATGTACATTGTTTTTGCATAAAAGTTTTAGCAGCAGCTCTATCATCATAGTCTAATGCTGCTTTTAAAATTATTTTATCCATTACATCGTCTTGGTTTTTTAACATTTGTTTTTGCAAACTTATAACCATAGCTTCTAAATCATCTTTTGACTTAGTTAAATAATCTATTTGTATTTGTTTTTTTTCTATATCTCCTTTTAAAGAATTAACATCATCTGGTTTTGTTCCAGTTATAGAGCTAATTATTACAGGTATAGAAGCTGCTATAGTACCAATTAACATCATTACTACTTCTTTGTTAGAATCTAAAACAGGAAATTGTAATAAAGTTACAATAATTCCTATAACAAATAGAAAAATAAATAAACTTCCTGCATAAGATCTTATTTCTTTTGCAACGCCGTTTTTTGGTAACATCATTTTATTTTTTATTATTTACAAATTTATTATACAAATGTTGAGCTAAAATAACTTCAGATTTATTTTTCACATCTACATGCTCGGTCATTTTTTTAAACTCAACTATTTTTTCTTGTCTCGACACTGCGCAACTTGTTGTTGTCACCAATATCATAATTATAATCTTCTTCATGTTTGTTTGTTTGTGCTAATATAGCGTTAGTTAGTTTGTCAATACTTTTACGTATTTCTTTTAATTCATTTCTTAATCCATTTGATTTAATTTTTATTTCATTCATGTTTTTATTTTAATTTTAAGCTATTGCCATATATAAGTAAGTTTCATTGTTTTGATTATATCCTATTGTATTATTTTTAAGTTCAAACCCAGTTGGTAAAAAATCTACATTATAATTTGTACTTTCTATTTCAGCTAAGTTATCATTTGGAAATAAAGCATCATTTCTTGGATTTGTTGTACTTCTTTTATTATCTAATATATACCAATAACCCCCCGTTGGCCCGGCAGGTTTTGTTAATAAAAAACTTGGTTCAAATCCGGTAGTAATTATATTGCCGCTTGTAGTTCCGTCACCAGTATAAGTACCTATCTTACTATATCCTGCAACTGAATGCCAGCAGTAGGCAATATGATCATCTCCACTATCATTAATTGTAGGATCATTACCTAATGTTATTACAGATGCGGTTGGCTCTGTATCATTAAATCTTGAAGCTGTTGTAGTAAAAGCATCAGTTAAATTTAAATATAATAAACCTGTTGCGCCAGTTGCTGATGTATTTGAATAAACAGACCAATTATAATTTCCACCATGATCAAGATTCTTAAAAAAAGCAATGTCCGGCTGGGCTCCCAGCCCATGCCCAATGGTTGCTCCGCTAGTCCCGTTGCCAACATATTTCACAATACTAAACCCAGAATCTTTATCGGCACTAACTTGACTAGCTATAGTGCCATCATTATTAGTAACTGCTGTACCTCCAGCTTTCCAGTTCCATGATACATAATCTTCATTAGAAACATTTTGATTACCCGCTGATCCAAGAGAAAAACCATTTGTATTAAAAGCTATTAATGAATTTTCTGTGAATTGCGCATTAGCAAGATTACTATAAAGACCTTTTGTTGCGCCTCTTACAGAATCAAAAAGTCGGTGGTCCCTAGAATCGTCTCTACTTTTTATCCAAACAAAATCAGGTTGAAAATCTAAATGACCATTAAAGTTTACATTTGTGGCTACTCCGCTATATGATGTAGCAATTCCTCTAGCTAAAGTTGTAATTTGAGATTGCGTTAATGCTGTATTATATATCCTTACTTGATCTATTAACCCATTAAATACATAATGGTTTGCGCCTCCATCTTGCCGCTCAAAATAACCAATAGAAATTAATGATGCTTGATAGGGTGTATAAGAAGACGTGGTATTTGTACCGTTTTGCTGTCCATTTATATACCAAGCTTGAGATGTTTTTGTAAAAACCAAAGCTACGTGATACCATTGGTTTATAGCATAATTAGTTGTGGTGGTTCCAAAGTTGAATATATTTCTATTAGTACCATTATTTGTATTATTAGAATATAGCTGAAATTGCCCTTGATAAAAATAAAGTTCCATTCCAAACTCTGCACTAAGTAAACAAATGTAATTTGAATTATCTGCAGGATATACCCAAGCAGAAAAAGTAAAGTTGTCTGTAAATATACTAGAAATAGACGAATTTAAAGCTATTTTACTACTGCTCCCATTAAATACTGCCGCTTGGCCAAAAGCGCCTCCTTCATAAGTAATATTAGTTGGTGTACCATTATATGTCCCGCTGGTATCATTTGAATTTCCATTCATTTCATACAGCGCAAGACATCCCGCTCCCGCTGGATAATCAACCGTACTTAAATCTTGTGTATTTAAAATACCATTAGCACTGGTGTCCATTGTATATGCTGCGACACAATTAGTAGGAAACCCACTTGGGTTTAATTGCCCGGCAGTAGTAGAATTTTCATTTGTAAATAAATATCCAATTTCCGACGTAGTTAATGCGTCTGAATAAATTCGCACCTGGTCTATTGCTCCATTAAAATGTCTTGGATAAGATGGATTTGCATTTTGATAACCTATAGCTGCATTTGTTGTAAAAACATCAACATTTGATGATGAAACAGTTTGGCTAAGTACTGGTGTAGAATTTCCATCTATATACACTTTTATAGTTCCACCTGAAAAATCTAGTACTACTACTCCAAAATGCCAATTACCATCCCTAAAAGTAACATTGCCCGTTCCGCCGCTCGTTCCGCCCAAATAATAATTTGCTAAATATAATTGGCCATCTGGAAAGCCACCATATGCAGGTTCCATAAACAGTCCCCAACCTGGCTCGCTTGTGCTATAAGACCAAGCATCAATTATAGTTTCCGAATCTCCTGTTGAATTTCCGCTTGAAGATTTAAACCAAAAAGAACACGATGAACTTGCTGTACTATTATTAGGTAAAATATTATTTGGTAAATCTATTTTACTATTACTACCATTAAAGCTAGCTGAGCCATTTATATATCCGCCTATACTTTGTGTACCACCATTACCTGTATATAATTTTGTTTTAAAGTAATTAGTAGGAATACCATCATATCCGCTAGCATATTCATCAACTATTTCATACCAACTATTGCCATCATAATATTCTGTTTTATTAGTGTCAGTGTTAAACCGTAATGTGCCATCTATAGCGTTATTTTGGTTAGTTACTGTTGTCCCAGAAAAAGTTATTGTCCCTGTGCCTTGTGTAAAGGTTGTTACTTTATCTAAACCATCTGGCGTTGTTGAAGATGTTAATCCAGCACCTACATTAATTGTATAATTATTTGGATAACGTAAAATTACTACTCCGTCTCCACCATCTCCTCCATTTCTTGAACCGCCACCCGCTGAACGTTTAGCGGCTCCACCACCACCACCAGTATTATCTGTTCCATTGCCTCCATTACCATTACTTCCGCTTGGGCAATCGCCGCCGCCTCCAGATCCTCCAGGTACTGATGATGTTGATCCAAAATATCCTCCTCCACCACCTCCAGCATAAAATATAGCTGATCCTGTTATTGAAACTTCTAGCCCGTCACCTCCATGGCCTTGGCCATTAGTATTACCAGATTCTCCGGCACCACCGCCACCCCCTCCTCTTTTTCCTGAAGAAGTAATTGAAGCACCGCCAGCATATCCTTGTACTGGATTACTTACCGCTGGTGTTGATGGTCTTTCTGCAGAAGACAACCCAGTTCCAGAACCGCCTGCAGATCCGCCTGTTCTTCCTGTATCTTCGGCAACTGTGCCCTCTGATGTACCTCCGCCGCCGCCGCCTGTTGAAGTTATAGTGTAAAAAACAGAATTAGCGCCATCTGTACCTGGGTTTTTTCCTACACCACCATTTCCTCCTTGGCCGACAGTAACTGTATAGTTAGTTGAAATTAATAATGAAAAAGCAGACCCTGAGCTTGTCCCTCCACCTGAACTATTTCCATATGAAGTTATTAAACCGCCCGCACCCCCGCCGCCAGGAGCATCTGAAGTAGTGCCGCCACCACCACCACCGCCAGCAACTACAAGATAATCCACATTAAGCAATCGAGAGGGTCTTTGACTAATTGTTCCTTTTGCTAAAACTGTTGCTCCTGTTGTTGAATCAAGGTTTAATAATTCCGGTGTGTTAATTACTGTGTTTGCCATTTAATTTATTTTATGAGCATGCAATTTCGTTATTGTATAAATCCTCCACTTGGGCACTACTAATAGCTGTATTAAATATCCTTACTTGGTCTATATCTCCATCAAAAAACCTTCCGTTACTTCCTGAATAAGTGCCACCTATTGCAGTGTTGTAGGATGATTCATCAAAATTTTGTGTCAAATTCCCTGTAAGACCTGTATCTTCTACTCCATCTACATACATTTTAACTGCGCTTGTTCCGCCACTACCAATATCCGCAAAATCAACTATAACAACTATATGCTGCCAATTTCCTGTGTTCATAGTAACAGAGCCTATTACGCTTTGTACTCCAGGTTTTGCAATAGAAAAACTCAACTTCTGTGCCGCAGCATATCCCGTTGCAATACCCCAACCTCCATCAGCATTAGAAATTGCTTGACCTATTATTACATTATTTCCCATTGTTGTTTTACTTGATTTTATCCAAGCAGAAAAAGTAATATTTTTGTTATCATAAGTAAATCCACTTAAAACATTATTTATAATACTACTACTTCCATTAAACTCCGCAGCCGCCCCAAACTTACCCGAAGCATTGAAGGTTACATTACTGTTTATACCATTATAGGTATTTCCAATATCATCAACATTATTGTTTAAATTATATGAAGCAATACACCCTGCTCCTGCAGGGAAGTTTAGTGTATTTGTAGTACAATACTTAACAGCATCAAAATATTTCCACTCTGTTCCGTTATAGTGTTCTATAACACTTGAAGAACCATCTTCAGAATATGAAGTGTTCGCTCTTATAGCTCCTTGAGGGGCATTAGCAGTTGTTCCATTAAAAGTTATTGTACCAGTCCCTTGTGTAAACATAATGGCAGTATCAGAGCCATCTGTAAATTTAGTTTGGTAATGCTCATTATAAAGATCTGTAACTTGATTATTTAAAAGTGCAGTTGAAAATATACGTACTTGGTCTACAGATCCCCTTAACGGATGTGCGCTTAATAATGTGTTACTCGAATTTCTATATCGCCAAACACCTACTCTCCACTCACCACTTGAATCAAATGTTCGTGTAACAGTTGGTAAGCTTTGCTCTTGCCCATTAACCCAAACTTTAGTTAAAGTTCCGTTATTTCCACTCCAACAAACGTGATACCACTGATTAGCTTGTATTGTAGGCCCAAAACCAACATATCCCTCGCTGCTTTGAAATGAAAATTGGTTTAAATTATAATCTCCTCTATAATATAAATTAAAATTCTTATCATTAGGATGTGATGGTTCTATACTGTTTCCGATTATATATTGAGCAGTAGTCCCAAGCTCATCTAATTTTACCCATACAGAACAAGAAAAAACACTTGTTGATGTATTTAATAAATCTATCCAAGAAGTAGAATCATTTGTAAATTTTGCAGCTTGACCAAACCGTCCAGGCGTATATTGTTCTGTTCCATTCCAAGTTCCATTATAAGCTGTTCCCGCCCCTCTAGCTAAAGTCGTGATGTCTGAAGCACTCAATGCTGTATTAAATATTCGCACTTGGTCTATACTTCCATCAAAATAACTACTAGGCGAACTTGTTTTATAACCACCTAATCTATTATCTCCTGCTGTTGTTGCTATGTCGTTGCTAGTTGCACTTGAATCATTAA